GTGATTCCAACGATTTACCCTAGCGTATTCTGGGTTAAGATCACACAGACAACCAGTAGACCACACAAACGTTTCATCGTGCCAAAGGTTGGTGTCTGCGTGCCCTGAAGTCTGATGCGAATGGCCAACCAAAATTGTGTGATGCGTTCGAAGAAAAGCTCCACGAGCTGGATTGACTGGCGAGAAGATTCCTCGGCCTAGTTCGTGTCCGTGTGCGATTGCCAGCTTGCCGGCAAGGACAACACGTTGATCCGTGACCAGTTCGATACCGTTTCTTTCGAACTCTAGCAGAGTGTCGATCTGTGCGGCTGGTATGTCGTAAATCTCAGGAGCACGATTCCATATGAAATGGTTCCATCGTTCCTCATGGTTTCCTAGTTTGTAGACAATGCGGCAATCGCGTCCGAATGCATCTCGAAGGAAATTGAGTGCTTCAATAATGGACTTTCTCTCTTCGGAAAATCGGCGTCGTTCCGGATGTTTTTGCCATCTTGAAATTTGGTAAAAATCTGCAAAGTCTCCATTGATTAGTAGGACTGTTGGCTTGCGCTTTTTCAGCGTGTTTACTGCGGAGTAAAGTGCTGACTCGGAGTGATACGGTATATGCGTGTCGCTGATAACACCTACCGTGCAATCACTTCCTAGGTCGAATGGCAACCAAGATTCCGCAAGCGAAGGTGGGAGCTTCGGCTTCGTCCCAGCATGACCTTTTGGCCTAGGTTGTGTCGCTTGCCGCTTGCTTCTCTTACCATGAGCACCGCGTATCATTCGAATGAAACCTCTAGCCTGCTCTGCACTAGAAAAACATTCGGGGTGATCGGTGCGGAGTTTTTTTGCCAGTCCTAAATTGGAGTGGTCTGGATACTTTGCGCATAACTCTTCGGCCAAGATCCTAGCTGCTGTCTTCGGTGGGGTCATTGTTCATTCCTTTTGCGGTTTCCAATTCCATAGCTCGCAAGCTTCATTCCATTCGATCTCAGGCTTACCTAGTTTTGCGTTGACTGCGTTGTGGACTTCCCAAGTCCAGCGTTGCCAATCGTCGAAGCGTGGCGTATTTGTTTCGATTAGCTTGCGGAAGTCACGTTGGCATGTTGAACAACCTGGGATTGATGCAATCCATGCTTCAAATTCTTGTGGTGTGAATCGTGTCGTGTGAAGTTTTTTCCAGTGGTTGCGTTGCTGCGATGTTATTCCGTAGCTTATCAGCTCCGAAGTTGGCTCGACGAAACGAGCATTGATATCGTGATTGAAAAGAGTTTTGTACTCTTCGGCAGTAAGGTTGACCCTAAGAAATGGCTCTCGCTTCATGATAAATTCAGCGTAATGCTGTAAGGAATTACGATAGACACAAATGGAATCGTTCCGCAAAAGCCTCCACCGATTGTGCTAAAAGGAAACGCAGTAACGTCACCAGTTGCGGGAATTGAAATTGAAGCACTCACTCTGTTGACTGTAATAGTATCCGGAAGAGTTGCTATCTCGGAACAATCAACACAGTCAGACTCCCAAACAACGTTGTACTCTTTTCTGTCGGCACGCAGGACTCCGTTCCATAGTGGTAATCCAAAACTGCAAATGTCATCGATACAACCGCAACCAAAATCGACTGGACCAGATGCACTTGCGTAATCACGCGTTGTTTCTTCCGTGACGCAAACTCCACCAGAGCAAACCAGTTTCGTTATCCCTAAAACAGCCACTCCAGGTAGCCTTCTATCACATTCTGGATCTGTTGGATTTTCGTCATCTTCGCAAGCTCCTGCCGTGTTTAGTTGCGGCCAATCGCACGGAAGGCTCGGAACGTCATCGATAACATAGTTCGAATCGTCCCAAAAGTCATAGACATAGTCTCCTACAGGTGTAGCTGTATTCGCTACGCAATCAACTTCATGCTCTAGATACCTAGTTGCAAACCTTTGCATACTTTTGGACATCCGAGTGACAGAATAGTAGACGTTGACGATAAACTTTACCTTTCCGTCATTGCACTCGATCGCCGTTACTGTCGCATACCTTTGCACGTGATGCCAAACTGCTACTCTCAAAGATGACGCACCAGACAACGACCAGAGCGTGGCTGTCTGCCCAGGAATGTAAGAACAGCTACTGCAAGCACAAACTGTATTCAATAACGGCAACTCATCTTCGGACCAATCGACATTTACTAACGTGTCGACGACTAAACTTGGGGTGTCGTAAACACAACCAACAAACACGCGAACGTTGCAAGAATTCTCCAGCGTGAACGGGACTGGTTTCGTTGCTGGACTTAACGCACCCGATATCGTCGCTCCAAATACGTTAAAACTAACGTTGGAGATATCCCAAGCATCGTCACAAAGACAGTCGGAATCGACGCAACAACACTTACCGATCTTCCCCATCTAGCACACCTGCACGATTGAAAAAACACCATCGCATGGCATACACAATAGACGACTGTCAGCAGCGATTGCTGTTCCAGTGTCGTTGCGAGCTGGATAGCTTCGGGTCGTATCAGTCGTAAAACCACCGGACCCTAGTTTTCTACGACGAATCAAGCCGCTCGCACCGTCTGCGATAGCTAGGACGCTTTGCCCCATCATGCATTGATGGTCTAGCATCACCTTGCACGCGTTCGTAGCAACGTCATCCAGTCCAAGAAACACTAACGGTGCACCAAGCCCGATCGTGAACGCGTTTGACTTCCATCCCATACGGTCGCCAACGTTGTAGGTGATCGCTGCGTCATGAATTGCCGTGAATACTGGCCCAACTTGTCCTGAACCGTAGTCTCCGTTGAGTACTTCGAAAGCGTTGTTAAAAACGACAATTGACTGTGTTGCCGCGTAGTCGTAGGCTTGCTCTACCGTCGAGTAGTTAAGTACTCCGGATTCGATTGTTCCGCTAAGCTGCACGGCTCCATACGGTGGTATCGTGACTCCAGAATCGTTACGGAAAAATATCGGCTTTTGGATTGTTACCGTGTCAGTCGATTGCGAATCTGGCAAGCGTTCCCACCAACGGACAAGCTCAATTAGCTTGTCTGCAAACGCTGGCTTTAGAACGCTGTAAGTCTCAGACATGATTAGATCGCAACGCCAACGGCACTAAACAGAGTGATGATCGTGCTAGTCGTGTTTGCGGTGCCAATCAAACAAGGAAAGTCACCCGTGGTTAAATCTTCTACTGGACAGATTGCACCCTTCGTTTGGCTCACTGCGTATGTTTTGCCGCGAACCAATGTTGCACCAAGGTTAAGCGTTAAGCCTGCACCTTCTGCAAACACAGAGTACCCATTCGTCGAAGCTGGAGTCAGAAAGATACCAACAGCACCAGCTACGACAGCAGATACGTTTGCGTCCGCTTGGTAGTACTTGCCGTCAGAGGTCAGCAAGTAGCCGGGCTGCCCTTGCGTGACTGCTTCACCGACCTGTACAACTCTGACCCGTCCGGGCCCTGCCATTGCGACGTTTGCGGGGGTTTGACTTAAATTTGCCATTAGATTAATCCCAGTGCGTTGTAAGGTAATGAACCGTATAGTTTCGTTTCGATCCAATACGGTGTTGGTGTTGTTCCTGCCGGTGTTTTAATTTGTTGTCCGCTAGCGTTGAGATACTGCGGAGTAGTCGTCACGTGATTGTTATCGTCTGTGACTTCCACAAGCTTTCCAGCGCTGTCCCGTTGCTTTAGGCCCATGCTGACATATCTCGCATACCAAGCCTTGTCCGGTGTCGTGTTGTACGGAAAACGAAATTGAAACACACCCGTAACGGTCCAGTAGCCAAAGGATGGCTCGTTTCCACCTGCGGATTGCGTGATCACGTTTTGTGCTGACAACTTCATCAGTTTGCAAGTTCCTGGTGGCCAACCTAGAAACGTGTCGGAGTTTACCGATCTCCTGTAAACGGCTTGCGTGTAGGTGTTGAATACCAAGAAGTTACGCGTTACCGTCAGCAACTGATCGGAGAACAAAGCTTTGACACCTTTTACGGGTTGCCCTGCGGTGTTGGTGATCGGATCTCCGTCAAAGTCTACGTCGATGTCTTCTGAGGTTTCCACGTCGTCCCAGGTGATGCGTGGCGGTGCGTAGAGTGGAGACGTAGGGTTCGATGGCTCGCTGCCTCCGCTAGTTTGTGCTATGCCACCGATCTCTCCACGGTATTCAATTGTGGCTAGCCAAAATATTGGAGACACTCGCTGCAGTTGTGCACCCTCTGCGACAACGAATGGGAAGCCTGGATAGGGTTGAGCCACTCCAGGCAATCCAGCCTGCGTGTAGACATCGAGCTCACCAGCGTCTGCTGAAGTCGTGATTTGGTACGTTTCTGAAAATGTGACTTCTAGCTTGCGGAAGTTCTCCGATGTTGTCGCGTTCGAAGACTGGTTCGACCACATCTTGATAGCTTGGTTGACTGTTGGCATTTAACCGACCACCTCCAATCGCACATCCTTGACGTTTACTGGTCGTGGTTTGGTGTTTTCACGCAAAGCCTCTAATAGTTTCCTTTGTTCTTCCTGAAGTCGGGTTTGCTTCTCAGCTTCCTTTTCCAGTCGTTCGTTTGGATTCGACATCGGTCCACGAGTCAGGAAACGAGACTGGAAAGCCTCTTGCGGCTGCATCAGAGTTTTGTTGACTTCCTCTCGGTTCTGTTTGTCTTTTTCTAGTCGGCTGATTCGTTCGGATTCCGCTGCTAGTCGTTCCGCTTCGGTTTGTGCTACACCTTGCTGAACGAGGCTGAATACCTTTGCTGCTTCGGTTCCTTTGTTGAGTAAGACTAACCGCTCTTGGTTCTTCGTGTTCTCGTTAGCGATGAGATCAATAATGCGCTTGCGGTTTGCTTCTTCCTCTTTGATCTTCTGTTCTTTTTCTCGTGCGGCTTTGTTTGCTGCTTCGACGAGTTGCTTTTGTGCGTCTAGTTCTTTTAAGAGTCCGGCAGCCACGCTAACGTCAGTACCTTTTGCGGTCTTCTGTGCTTCGAGTTTGAACTTCTCGTCTCCAATGGCTTTTTCAATTGCAAGTTGTTCGCGTAGCGATGCGATGTAGTTTGATGATGCCTGAGTTTCTGCCGTTTGCTTTGCGACCTTAGCATTCTGCATCTCAAAATTTAGCTTGCGTTCTAATTCCACAGCTTGCTTTGAGATTGAGTTTGACAAGTCGTCTTGGAGTTTAATTTGTAGCTCTAGTTCGTCACGTCGTTGTTTTGCATTCGTCTCAACGCCGAGAGACCCGAAAATGTTTGCGTCGTCATCAAAAGTAGACATTGCCTTTAATTCTGCTCGGCTATCGGCTGATATCTTGGCCGCTTGTCGTGCTTGATCACGTAGACTCTCAACTAAAGCCGCCGTTGCTTTTTCCTGTTCCTCTGGACTGCCCAGAAGCGAGATAGACTGAATCTGATCACCTATACGAAGATCAGAAAAACGAATCAGTTCAGCGTTTAGTTTCTTCGATGCTTCGGTAGCATCCTCCAGTTCTTTCTTCCAACGATCTGTTTCGAAGATTGCGTTTCCGATCGCTTGCCCAAAACCGAAAGACATAGCACCGACTAGACCAACGATACCAGCCTTGAACGCAAAAGCTCCTGCTCCTCCGGCTTTTGATACTTCGGAGAACTGACTTACCTTTTCCGTCAGTCCTGCTAATTGACCAGCAAAACCAGCGATCTCAGACCCACCAAGTTGATTAGCTAACTGACCTATGAACTCCGTTGACGCTTTTGCTTTCTGCCCAACGCTCTTGATATCCTTGACGTTCTGTTCGATCTTCTGCGACGCCTGAGCGATTTTGGCAGACGCTAAGTCCTCGGCTTCAATTAAAATCTTAACGCTTTCACTCGCCATCTGATTTCGCCCTTAGTTGTGCTTCGTCGGATCGGAGGAAAGAGACCGCATCAAGAAACCAAGCCGACTGGTCAAGAGCACCACCAGCAATAGGTGGCATGCCTTTTTCAAACAAGTCAGCAAGCCGAGCAACGTAGGCCACATCTCCACATTGCACATTAGGACAGCCAACGACATCGAGAGAGCCATCGCTACACTGGTCGCATCCGTTGCCATTGCAAGTTGGGCACTCGACTGTAATTGGTTCACTCTCAGTACCTTTATCCTTGCATGTCTTGATTGTGCAGTTGCGACAGAGCAAGCCCTGCCGAATCATTGCCGCCAGTCTTAGCTTTTTTTTTCTTCGTGCTGAACTGCTTGGTTGTATGCAACCTTGCGAAGTAGTTCACGAGCCTCGTTAAAGCTCAGGATCTCTTCGATTGCTTCGCGGCTGAACTGATGGTTACCCATGTTTCTCCAACCGACCATGACTTTACAAAGCATGGTGATCGTCATTTCGAACATTTCGTTTACAGTCAGCGATTCGTTGGCTGCGTCTGTTGCTGCATCGAGCACGCGTAACACTTCTCGCTGTCCTCGCATGGATTGCGATTTGACGAGGAATGTCGGTTGCGACTCTTTGGGTTTGTCTTTGTCGCAATCGAGTACGATCGGAAAAGACTGATCCGGTTCTAAAAAAACTGGCATTAGGTAGCTGCGGTAAACGTAAGAGAGATTTCTTGGTCAATGTTGCTTCCGTTTCGGTTGCATTGCCATGTGATTTCGTCAGTGACGAGCATGTTTCGATCACCTTCCTGGATGTCGATGATCTGGGCTTTCGGTGCGTTGAAGACTGCGACTGCGTTGGTTGGACCGTCGAGACTCCACGTGAGAACGTCTTCGCTCATGGACGTGAATCCTGTATATCGATCCAGCCTAGCAATGGATGCCTCTGGATTTCCTGTGACTGTAACGACTCGATTCGTGATCAGTCCGTGATCGTAACCAGACACGGTTGACGCACATTCTTTCATCACGATTGTGTTCCCGGAATCTAGAGTCAGGTTTTCAAGACACATTGCGTTACTTGCCCAAGTCGTTGTTGACGATGCGTAACGCAATCCCTTCGCTGTTGGATAGGTAGGTGCCAAAATTGATAGCGCTGTTGGATCTTGCCAAATTCCTTGGAAGTCGAAATTGCAAACGGCTGTCCGTCCAGTCGGTGAAAGCATCTGAAAGTTTCCAACAGCACCGGCTAGGATCTTGCGTGCACCGTCTTGGTAGATCGCGATCGTCAGTGTCTTAACGTTTGCCCCTACGTCTTCCGTGCGTGGCGTGAACACTTGACCTGATTTCACCCAACCGCATGCAGGAAGGAACGTATCGGCCCACGATGGCTCGGTTGCTGTACCGTCCCAAGAGAAGTCGCAAGAGAACGTGATTCGTCCTTTGTAGCCACCTACGACCGAGTTCAGCATTCCGAAACCGCCTTGGGCTTCGCGAGTCTCAAGTTCGATTTCTTGTTGTGCCATAAGGTTGTAGACGTTGAAGGAAGCATCGGCACCGGCAAGCGTTTCTGCAGTGCCTGGTGTTGCTTCAATCTTTGCGGCCAATACTCGCTTGCGTTTCAATAGTGTCATTTCTGTTTGCCTTTCAATTGGCCTTTAGCTTTAAGTGTTAGGAATCTGATTCGCTCGTTGATCTGCTTGGGCAGATTGTTTTTTGCGACTTCTGTTGCTGCCTTTGCAACCGCTGGAATAGCAGACGCTGGCGACATTCCAAATTGCTGCTCAATTGGAGAACGCTTTGAGCCTTTACCTCGAACCTTACGCATAAAAACGCGACCATCATATTTTTTTACTAGGAATGAATGGGGGCGATAACCATGCGATTTGTCAGCGTTACCGGGTTGATACGACACTCCGCCCGCTCTTTGTTTTGGCTTGAAGTATTTCAACGGAAACGGATAACCGCCAAATAAGAACAATCCCGATGAAGGCCTTTTATCTGTAGCATTAGGCCATTTAGAAATTGTTTTCTTCAGCACTTTCACAGGCACTGGTATAGACTCTTTCATCTTCCTTGCGGCTGCTGTTCGTGCTTGAACTGTTGTCTTGTTTACCGCAATGGACATCTGTTTGCTGATGTTTTCTCCTAGATCAGAAAGCACTTTCTTTACTGCCTGCATCGATAATACATCAACTTCTATTTTCATCTCACGCCCTCACGTTGTAAGGGTTGTTCTCGTCCGTGCGATACGTGATCGCGATCGGAACAGTCACGCCATCAAAGCCACCTGCTGCATTGTGCGGAACGTGTGAAAGGAACTCCGCATCGATAGCGTTCTCATCGAACGTGTGCCAAGTCGAATCGTCTGCCGTTATCACTTGCTCGACATCTGCTGCAAACATATGAACCAAGTAGTCGATTGGCTCACAGCACTTCTCGTCGTTGAGTAGATTGCAATGGATGTTAAACGTGACTCGTTTTGCCACCGCTGGTGGATTGCCTGGGTACATCAACTCAGGAACTGCTTCGATCGAGTCCGTTGATAAAACAATTTGCCGATCAATCGGTGTGTAGCTTTCCAACCGTGCTGGCCTAACTACTTCCTTCACCTTGGTGTTGTAGGTTCCGTTGCCAAGAAGCAAGCGAAGCCGACGAAGCAACTCCCTTGCAATCTTTTCAACAACTGGAAGCTCACCTACCGACATTCGAGCACCAACATTCCTTCGTCGTGATCTAACAGTTGTGTGATGGATCGCATAGAAGATTCCTCTCCAACACGAACCGCAAAGAAAAGGCTGTCTCCTCCAAGATTCAATTCCTCGGAAGTGATTCCACGCTCCGAGTTATTGGAAACGTGGACTTCGAAAACTGGTGTGATTGAGTCGCTGTATTCGTTCGGTAGCGACAAGGCTTGCCGTACAACGACTGCATCAATGTCACGTGCATCACCTTCGCGAGGGTAGTAGATTACCACCTCCGCGAAATCGCTAACGTTGCAGAACACAGTCTCAGCGTCTGCTTTGATCGTGTCGTGCAATGTCATGGCTAGCTACGTCGTGCGTTAATCTTCACGTAATCCAAAATAACCGAGTTCACGTTGGTGTTTGCGGCCTTTTGAAGCTGAACCATCGGCTGAAGACCAGAGCTATAACCGCTCATGTCGAACGTGGTCGCAGCAGCAACGCGGATTCCGTCGATAAAGAACTTTACGTCTCGCTTGTTGCTGAAGTCGATGAAGAACTTTTTGAACGTGGTTCCGAGTGATTGCCCTGACGAAATGTCGTCGTTGTCTCGAACTCCGTCGTCTGTTTCAAGGTAAACGAGAGTTGTCGAGTTTGCTCCGACCATCTTGAACCATGCGTTTGCTGCAACGCTGTCGGTCGTGTCGTTTCGTGCTGAACCAACACCGAAGACAAGTTCGGTTCCGGTCGTCATCGTAACGCCAAGTCGTACTCGCATTTCGATATTGAGCAGGTCGTCGATGTCGAACGCCAGAGCGTCACCGTGTGCCAAGCAAACGTTTTCAATTTCGCTCGTTGCCGCAAGCGTCAAAGTTGCAACATTGGTTCCGCGTGTGTAGGTCGGTGTACCAGAAGCAGAGGTATCAACAATCAACCAAGGAGTTGCGGGATCTGCGGACGATGGAAACGTCGCTGAAGTGCCGTGGAAGTCGTCTTCGTATGCTTGAAAATCTTGAATACCAGCCATTTGATTTATCTTTCATTTTGAAACAACGGTCGTCGCATTCCGCTACGTTGCGTACTGCAAAAAGCCGGTTTTGACAGAACCGGCAAACTGTTTTGGATCAAGTCAGCGACTAGACACCAGCTCGCAACAGACCACGCCAATCGATGGCTTTGACGCCGAACGTTTGACGGATCTTGTACTTGTAGCAGTCCTTGTCAAAGTCCCATTCGTTCTCAAGAACTGGAGACTCTTCACCGGACAAGAAAGACAATTCAACCGTGTCGATCTGTCCTGGATCTGCGGCCAAGTACCAAGCTGCGGAACTAGAACCGTCAAGTACTGGTTCGATAATTGGAGTCAAAG